CGCCCATGCCTTTAGGCCTTCTTGGTGGGCCTGAAGGCTTTGAAGCTAACCAATTAACATATCTTGATTCAAAAGACCCAGGTTGGATGGAAGCTTGATCTGTTAGCCTAACAACTGGAGGTGTAGGTGCAGGTGCCGCTGGTTTAGGTGCAGCCGGTGTTGCTGCAGGAGTTCTACTGGGGATAGAAATTGTGCTTCTTTCTGCTTGGCCAGTAACCAGATTAATCGGTGCAGGCATAGCCATAATCCGAACACGACCAGGAACACCTTTTGGCATAGGAGGCTGATACATCGGCTCACCTGTGACAGGGTTGTCGTAGTACCTACCTCCCTTTGCGACACCAGGAGGCAATGGTGGTCTAGACGGAGCCTTCTTCTTGGCTGCAGTTTTTTTAGGCGCAGTCTTCTTCTTTGCTGCAGGTGGCTTTGGTCTTTGAGCAGGTGTTCTCTTAGGTTTTGAACCCACTGCTCTTGCAGCGATTATATCTTTAATTCTTTTTTGAATACTTTCAGGAACCTTTGGCGCAGTAGGCCGCTTACGAGTAGCAGGCTTAAGCGCGCTAGGTCTTTTGCGAGCAACAGTCTTTTTTGGAGCAGCAGTCTTCTTTGGA